ATTGTGTTGTTGTGTCTAGAGCCCTAGCAAGGCTGGAGGCTTTGGAGAACATGAACGACACCCTGCGACGGGCCTTGAAGGTGCTTGATCGCAGGATCCAAGAACTGGAGGATGACGGGGCATGAACTCCAGAAAGTTGACCGAAGATCAAGTTATGGAGGTGATCAGGTTGTCACGCTCCGGGGTCAAAGGCGTTGAGATCGCAAGGCAATTCGGGGTCAGCCCACAGTTGATCTCGTTTGTACGCAAGCAGGGTTACAAGCCAACCTATCGACAGCCAGAGGAGCGCATTGTCTCTGACTTCATCGGGTGGGCAGACCTTGCAGACCGCTACAACCTACTACACCCCGAAGATCAGATTTCACCGTACGCTGCTATGAGGGCTCACGAAAGTGCCCTAAACAAATTGAAGGCTTACTTTGCAAGCAGGGGCTTGACGAAGCAAGACTTCTGAACTAAAAGGAGAACCCATGCGAGTCTTTTTCGATATCGAAACCAACAACATCACAGACTGGTTGGAACTGTCGGACCTCAAGGAAATCAAGTGCATTGCCTTGGCGGTGGACGATGGTCCGGTCAAGATCGTCACTCGCGGCACAGCGATCAGACTGCTGATCGAAGCCACCGAGATCATCGGCCACAACATCCTGACCTTCGACATCCCGGCCATCACCAAGTTCTCTGAAGTCCCTCATTCATTCCGGGGCAAGATCTTTGACACCCTTGTAGTGGCCCGATTGCTGTATGCTCATCAACGGGAGATTGACTTCGGCCTCAAGGAGTTCCCCAAGGAACTGGTGGGATCTCAAAGCCTGAAGGCTTGGGGATACCGCTTGGGGAACTCCAAGGCTGAAGCCCCTGACTTCGACGGCGAGGTCACGGAGCAGATGCTGGAGTACTGCAAGCAGGATGTCGAGGTTACTAGGTCCCTGTATAAGTATCTGACCAACAGCCCCGGCTACCAGTCAGCATTGCAGGGAGGGGCCATCCGGCTTGAGCATGAGTTTGCACTTGAGGTCCGGAGGCAGCAGCGCAACGGCTTCTCGTTCGACTATGGACGGGCAGAGGAACTGCATGGGCGGCTCCTCAAGGAGACTGTGGAGATCGAACAGCGGCTTCAAGAGTTGTTCCCTCCCAAGGTGATCGAACGAGTCTCTGAGAAGACCGGGAAGCGGCTCAAGCCCAAGGTCGAGCCGTTCAACCCCGGTAGCCGTCTACAGATCGCCCAGCGTCTGACTGAGATGTACGGTTGGGAGCCCAAGGAGTTCACTCCTGACGGCAAGCCCCGGGTGGACGAAGCAGTCTTGGCCTCTCTGGACTACGAGGTAGCCAAGGTCCTTAGCCGCTACCTGACCATCCAGAAGCGCATTGGTCAATTGGCCGATGGCAACGAGGCTTGGATGCGACTGGTCCGGAACGGCAAGATCCACGGGTCAGTCAACACCAACGGAGCCATCACGGGTCGCTGCACCCACTCCAAGCCGAACATGGCTCAGGTCCCTACGGATCCCGAATACCGCTCCCTGTTCATTGCCAGTCCCGGGATGGTCATGGTGGGCGTGGATGCGTCTGGGCTTGAACTGCGGTGCCTAGCGCACTACTTGGGCCGTTACGACGGCGGTGAGTACGCCAAGCAGATCCTTGAGGGCGACATCCATTGGACCAACGCCAAGGCATTCGGTCTGGTCAAGGATGTTGAGTTCGACCGCAACAACCCGGAACACAAGGCCATCCGCAACCAAGCCAAGGGTGCCATCTATGCCCTGATCTATGGGGCAGGAAACGACAAGTTGGGTTTCGTTCTGGATGGAGACAAGAAGCGTGGGGCCCGTGCCCGTGCCAACTTTGAGGCCAAGGTCCCGGCATACCTGAAACTCAAGGATGATGTCTCAACTACCCTGAAGGTCAACGGGTTCATCCGGGGCATTGACGGTCGCCCCTTGTACCCACGGTCAGAACACGCAGCCCTGAACACCCTGCTTCAGTCCGCGGGTGCTGTGGTGATGAAGGAGGCGTGTGTGCTGCTGCACTTAAAGGCAACATACAGCCCCGACCCCATCCCGCTTCGTCAACTTGCTTCGGTCCACGATGAGTACCAATTTGAAGTTCCCCATGAGTTTGCCGACAGGACTGGTAAGATCGCAACATGGGCAATCACCGAAGCGGGAAACAGGTACAACTTCCGATGCCGCCTCGACGGCGAGTTTCGTACCGGGGCAAACTGGGCCGAAACGCATTGACCGCCTACTCAGCAGGAATGCTGGATGGCGAGGGATGCATCTTCTGGAAGAACACCCCATGTGTGGAAGTGACCAACAAGCATCGTCCAGTACTGGAGTTGTTCCAGTCTGAGTGGGGCGGACGGGTACGGGAAAAGGATCGGGGTGTCTTCTGTTGGAGTCTGTACGGTAGTAACGCCATGGAGTACCTACAGGATGCTGCTAAGTACTCCGTGATCAAGTATCCACAGATCGTGGCTTTGTATCTGGCTCGACAAGCGCGTAATCCTAAGACCAGAGAAGTCTTTCTTAAAACACTCAAGAGGCTCAAAAGTGTCTACACCAATTGAATTCGTTTCGACTGGAGAACTGCTCCGTGAACTCAAGTCTCGCTTTGACGAGATGCTGTTCGTGGGGTTTCAGGCAACAACTCCCAACAACGACTCGTACACCGTGACGGCCAAGGGTTCCATGCATGGGACCATGGGGCTGATTACGATGGCTCAACGGGCCACAGAGGGGGAACACGATGAGTAAGTACACCTTTGATCGGATGCTGGTTGATGGCGACATCCTGATCTATTCCGTGTGTTCCGCCGTCGAGTATGTCGCTAGGTTTGACGATGACACCGATGTTGTATTCGGTAACACCAAGGAAGCCCTAGCGATCTGTGAAGAAACCCTAGAGAATTGGAGCAAGAAACTCAATGCAGCGCGCCCAGTTATTGCGTTTACGGGAACCGAAAATTTCCGCAAGGATGTCTACCCCGACTACAAGAGCCACCGAAAGTCCTGCCGCAAGCCCTGTGGATACAAGTCCATCAAGTCAATGTTGCAGGATCGGTTCGATGTGTTGGTTGAGCCGCGCCTTGAAGGCGACGATATTCTCGGTCTGGTTCAGACTGATGGTCGCTATGAAAAGACCGTCATCGTGTCCTCCGACAAAGACCTGACAAGCGTCCCGGGGTGGCTCTGGAACCCCGACAAGGATGAGGAGGCCCGGGAGATCACTTGTAATGAAGCCGACCAAATGTTTCTTACACAAGTGCTGACTGGAGACAAGACTGACGGCTACCCCGGGCTAGAGGGTGTGGGCCCTGTGACCGCTGCCAAGATCCTGAAGCAGGGTACTTGGGACGAGGTCGTGGGTGCCTACGAGAAGGCTGGATTCACCGTTGAGTATGCGTTGACACAGGCTAGATGTGCTAGAATTCTTCGATCTGGCGAGTACCGCTGGGACACTAAGGAGATCAAACTATGGACCCCATGAACCGTTCACGACTGTTGACCACCCACAAGGAACTGACTGATGAGGCCCGGGCCCTGTCTGAGCGTAAGAACCACGACTACTCCGGGGGCAAGGACGATACCCACCCCTTCCTCAACTTCACCCGCTGTGAGGCCATGGGGATCTGTAAGACTGAGGCTGGGATCATGGTCCGCCTGACGGACAAGATGTCCCGCCTTAGTACCTTCATTACGACAGGGGAGTTCAAGGTCAAGGACGAGGCCCTCCGGGATACCGTGCTGGACATCATCAATTATGTGGTGATTCTCTACGCCTATGTCCAGTCCCAGAAGGAATCCGGGAAGTGAATAACGACATTTCTAAGGAGGCAAATACCCCAGTTCCAATAATTAAGTTGGAAATGCTGGGATATCTCGACAAGGTCTTCCCGGAAAAGTGTGCAATTCTGGGCGAGACTCAGGACTCCATCTTCTATGCGGCTGGTCAACGATCCGTTGTTCGTTACCTGTTCCGGTTGTATGAAGAGCAACAAGAGGCACAATGGAAGCGTGACTAATGGGATCATTTGCGGATTTTCTATCGCGGACTACTGCAAACTTCGCAATGCCTTTTTCTCCCAGCCTGCGTCGAAAGATTAGGGCTCAACACGGCAGAATCCACAAGCGTATGGGCTTGCGTGTTAACGGGAAGAAGTGGGAAGTCCCGTATCCAGAAACCAAGTCTCCTAGCATTGCAGCCTCTCGTTATAAGATCCCCTCAACCCGTACTGTCGGAACGGTCGGAAATCCCTCATACAAGGTTTAACCTATGTGCTTTTTCAGCAGCCCCCGTGTTCAAGCGCCGCCGCCCGCTCCTGAAATCAAGTTGCCTGAGCCCCCACCTCCGGCTATTCAGTCTGCTCCTATGACGCAGAGCCGTCCCAAGACCCCCAGCGATGTAAACCCGCTGTTCAAGCGGCGCGGCAAGAAGTCCCTTACGATTCAAATGGGTTCGACTTCCTCCTACACCCCGGGAATGTAAATGCCTGAAACTGGTAAGGCCCTATACCTCCACTTGGAGAATCAGCGGTACTCGTATCTTGAACGAGCCCGCGATTGCTCCCGTCTTACGCTTCCGCACCTGATGCCCGACGATGGGGATCAGCGGTCGCAGAAGTTCGTGACCCCGTACCAGTCCATTGGTGCCCGTGGGGTGAACAACCTTGCTAGTGCCCTGCTGCTGTCCCTGCTGCCCCCAAACGCCCCGTTCTTCCGGTTTGTGATCGATCCGCAGGCCGCGAAGAACCTAGAGGCCCTGAATCCACGGGCCAAGGGCGAGGCTGAAAAGTCTCTGGCAGACATGGAGCGAATGATCGCCAAGGAGATCGAAGTACTGAACATCCGGGTTTCGCTGTTTGAAGCCCTGAAGCAGTTGATCGTCTGTGGCAATGTCCTGCTGTACTTCCCCGATGACGGCCCCATGCGGGTCATTCGGCTGGACCGTTATGTGGTCAAGCGCGATCCCATGGGCCATGTCCGGAAGATCGTGATCAAGGAGACTGTGGCTCCTGCTGTACTGCCTCCTGAAGCAGCGGAGATTGCCAAATCTTGTATGTGCAGCCACGAAGACACCGTGGATCTGTACACCTGTTGTCATGTGCTGCCCGATGGTAAGGTCGAGGTCTACCAAGAGATTGGTGGGACCGTCCTTCCAGACAGCACCATTACCTACCCCGCAGAGCGGAACCCGTTCCTTGCCTTGCGTATGAACCGGGTGGATGGTGAGGACTATGGCCGCTCGTATGTCGAGCAGTACTATGGGGACCTAGTTTCCCTAGATAGCCTGCGTAAGAGCATCGTGGAGGGATCTGCGGCTGCGGCCAAGGTCCTGTTCCTGATCAACCCTGTCGGCACTACCCGCCCCAAGAAGGTCGCCCAGAGCCCCAACGGGGCCATCATTGAGGGCAACGCGGCGGATGTGACGGTTCTTCAGGTCAACAAGGCTGCTGACTTCAGCGTGGCCTTGCAGACCATGAATTCCATTAACGAGAGCCTGAGTTACGCCTTCCTGCTGACTGAGGCTTCGATTCGGAACGCAGAGCGGGTTACGGCTGAAGAGATCCGGTTGGTGACCCAGAGTATCGAACGGCAACTTGGTGGCATCTACAGCCTCCTGTCGCAGGAATTCCAGTTGCCGCTGGTCCAGCGCATTATGGATCGCATGATCAAGGCCAAGAAGATGCCTAAGATCGATAAGAAGTTTGTGACTCCAGCGATTGTGACTGGTGTCGATGCTCTGGGTCGTGGCAACGATCTGAACCGCCTTGATGTTTATCTTCAGGGAATTGGACAAATCTTGGGCCCACAGGGACTTCAGCAGTATATTGATCTGCGAGAGTACATGAACCGTCGTGCCGCTTCGCTTGGCATCGACACGGCGGGACTGGTCAAGACTGAAGAGCAAATTCAGCAGGAGCAGCAGATGGCTATGCAGCAACAGATGCTCCAGCAGAATACTCCGACGATGGTCCAGAGTGCTAGTCGAGTTGCCGAGCAGAGAGCCCTTGAACAGTAATGAGTAATCACCAGCAAGTTACGATTGTCCGAGACACCGCAGAAAGCAACAACGAAGTGGACGCTTTGGCTCAGGCCGTAGCAGAGGCACAGGGTACGGCTTCGGCCCAGACTGAAACTCCGCAGTCGCGTCCTGAGTGGCTTCCCCAGAAGTTCCAGAGCCCCGAAGATCTCGCTAAGGCTTACGGCGAACTGGAAAAGAAGGTGGGAACCAAGGAGGCTCCCAAGGCTGGCTTTGAGAACCTTGAGCAGTACTCGACCGAGTTCTACCAGAACGGCGACCTGAGCGACGAATCGATTCAGGCCATCACCACCAACATGGGCATTCCGGAGCAGATCGTCCGGGCCTATGTGGAGGGTCAGAAGGCCGTCATGGATCAGCAGTTCAGTTCTGTGATGGGTCTTGTTGGGGGCGAATCCCAGTACGAGTCCATGACTTCGTGGGCTGCTGAGAACCTGCCGGAAGACGAGGTTGACGCTTTCAACCAGATCATGGACAGCGGTAACCTCAGCACGATCAAGGTTGCCGTGCAGGGCCTGTGGGCTCGTTACGGCCAGACCAACGGCAACCCCGGAGTCAAGTTGATTCAGGGTGAAACCGTGGGACCGTCGGGTGGTGCCTTCCGCAGCGTTGCTGAGATCGTGCAGGCCATGAAGGATCCCCGGTACGCCAAGGACCCCGCGTATCGTTCGGATGTCGAGAAGCGGGTCGCCCTGTCTAACGCTATGGGAGTCCGCTAATGAAGAAGAACCCGAAGACTACCGTCCTTGGCATTGCCACGATCCTGACCGCTGTTTCGTCGGCTGTGATCGCCCTGCTGGATAACGACCCGGCTACCGTGTTTGATGTTGCTTCGGTGGTCGCTGCCGTTACCGCTGGTCTTGGCCTGATTCTTGCCAAGGATGCCGACAAGGCGGCGTAATGGGTTGGATCTACCAACTGGTTACTTCGATCCTGCACTTCATTGAACGGCTTGCATCTAAGGAAGTCAAAGGTGAAAACGCTGATCCTAATGCTGGGGGCGTTCGTGACCGCTTCCGTAGGCGGGTGCAACAGCACCGTGATTCTGGTCCCTCCGGGAACTCCTGTTCAACTGGCGGAACCTGTCAAGGCGCGTGTGTTCGTTGTGCAGAAAGACGGGACTAAGGTGATGTCTTCCAACCGGGTGGAAATTCCTGCTGGTTGGTGGGCTGCTGATGTTCCAGAAGACACCGGGGAAATCCCGGCGGGAAGTCCATAACATCCCCTTTAACTCCGGACTTCCCCTTGAGCCCATACGGTTTATTCCGGTGGGCTCTTTTCATTTCGTGGCTTTGGATGGGCCATGAAAAGGCTAAGGAATCTTGGCCCCTTGCGAGGGACAACCTTGAGGACTGGCTACTACAACCATCTATCGTGTCTCATACATAGGATTTTTAGTCATGGCAATTTTCAATAGCCAGCCGTCGCGTATCGGCCAGTCGAACCTTACGGGCGATGCTGATGCTCTGTTCCTGAAGGTCTTCAGCGGTGAAATCATCACCACCTTTGAAGAAAACAATGTGATGATGCCGCTGCACCGTGTTCGCACGATCTCCAGCGGTAAGTCGGCCCAGTTCCCCCTCACGGGTACGGCTGGTGCTGGTTACCACACCCCGGGTGAGAGCCTGCTCTCGACCCCGACTACCACGGGTACCATCACGGCTACTGGTGGTGCGGGTAGCGGTAGCGCAATCGTGGCTCCCACTTCGGCCTCGACTTCCAAGTACCTCAATAAGATCCGTCACGCTGAAAAGCAGATCTTCATTGACGATGTCCTTGTTTCGTCGGTGTTCGTTGCTGACATCGATGAGATGAAGAACCACTACGATGTCCGTTCGATCTATTCGACGGAAATCGGTCGTGCGCTTGCTTACGCCGCTGATAAGGCCCTGATTCGCACGGCCATTATTGGTGCCCGTAAGGGTACGGATCGCTTTGGTAACGCGGAAACCCGCTACCTTGGTGCCCAGCAGGGTACTGGTACTACGGGTGACAACCTCGTTCAGGCTTTGTTCAATGTCGCTCAGAAGATGGACGAGAAGAATGTTCCGTCGAATGATCGCTTTGCCATCCTGACCCCGGCGAAGTACTACCAACTGGTGAACGACACTTCGGACGCGATCAACCGTGACTACAACGATGCCAGCAATGGTAGCGTTGCCAGCGGTATGATCATGTCGGTCGCTGGCATCCGTATTCTGAAGAGCAACCACCTTCCGACTGCTGACGAAAGCGCAAGCACGGGTGGCGAGTCTGCTCTCTTCGGTAGCACGGGTGTTAAGAACGATGTCAGCGGTACTCTTGACGCTGGCTACTCGGGTGCTAACTTCACCGCGACCCGTGGTATCGCCTTCCAGCGTGAAGGTCTTGGTACGGTCAAGTTGATGGACCTGAGCGTCGAAAGCGAGTACATCATGGAGCGCATGGGCACCCTCATGGTTGCCAAGTACGCCATGGGCCACAACACCCTGCGCGAAGAGTGCCTCTATGAACTGACCTCGGCTGCTCTCTGAGTCGAGTTGAGTCTGTGAGTTAAAAGGGGGGATGGTTCCCTTAGTTGGGTTCCATCCCCTCTTTTGTTTGAGGAACAATTATGCCACTTACCAAGACAACGCGGCTTCAGGCCATCAACACCATGTTGAGTTCAATCGGTGAAAGCCCGATCAACAGTCTGAACACGCAGCGGGCCGATGCCCTGATTGCTACCTCGGTTCTTGATGAGATCACCCGGGAAGTCCTGTCTTACGGGTGGCACTTCAACACCTCGGTTGACATTGAGATGGTTCCTGAGACTGGGACTGGGTATATCTATGTCGCTGATTCGATTGTCCGGGTCGATGTCGATCCGATCAGCGGTCAGGATGTGTCTGTCCGTGGCAACCGCCTGTATAACAACAAGAATAACTCCTTTGTCTTCGATACCTCGCTGAAGACTGTTCAGGTGTATTTCTTGGAGTACGAGGAACTTCCTGAAGAGGCCCGACGCTATATTGCCATTCGGGCTGCTAGGGTGTTCCAAGATCGCGTTGTCGGCTCGGTCAAACTGCACTCTTTCACCCAGAGCGACGAAGTTCAGGCTTTGGCTAAACTGCAAGAGTACGAGATGGACACCGCTGACTACAGCATCTTTGATTCCTACGATGTCGCTAGGACCTTTATCCGCCGTGGGTCTTACTGGGTCAACTGATGGTCTACATTCATACTCCGATTCCGAATCTCATTGGTGGCGTTAGTCAGCAGCCTCCGACGATTCGGAATATCAATGAAGCCGACGCGATCACCAACGCTGTTCCATCTCCTGTGGAAGGCTTGATCAAGCGTCCTCCTACGGAGTTTGTTGCTGCAATCAGGGACAGCCAGAACATTCTTCGTCAGCCCAACAAGGCCGATGAACCCTTCTTCCACCTGATTGAGCGGGATGCTAGCGAGAAGTACATCCTGTCCATTCTCAAGAACGGAACGGTGGATATCTTTGATCTTGCGGGCAACCGAAAGACGCTGTTTACGCAGCCCCAATTTAGCGGGCTGGGGACTGCTGCGGCTACTGATCGGGTGGCTTTGACTATTGCTGATGTGACTTACATCCTCAATAAGACCAACACGCCCGCCCTGAAGAACACTACTTCAACGCAGTTTCCCACTAACTACAACCGTAATGCATTGGTCTGGGTGCGTCAGGCTAATTACGAACGCGAACACAAGATCATCGTCACTTACGGGGCAACGACGGTTACCGCTACTCACCTCCCAACAGGAAATAACAACCTAGGTACGAACCACGCGGCTGAAGCGTTGGCCCACGTGCTGGATAATGATGCCAACCTAGCCAACACGATTTACAAGGACAGCGTCATTTGGATCAAAGCGGGTACAACCGATATTAAAGTAGTCACCGAAGATGACTTTGCTGGCGAAGGGCTGACGCTGATTATCAACGCTGTTGAGCGGTTTGAAGATCTGCCCCCATGCGCTCCCGATGGATACATGGTTCGTGTTGCGGGTAGCCCAGAAGCCGACTACGATGACTATTGGGTCAAGTTTGAGACCTTTGGTGGGGTTTCATTTGGGCAGGGGCTTTGGGTTGAAACGGTAGCCCCCGGTATCAAGTACGAAATCGACCCCGTCACGATGCCGAAGATCTTGATCCGGCAGTCTGATGGCACCTTCATGCTGAAGGACGCTAATGGAACCACGCCCACGGTTGGCGACGGTCTTCCAACGGGTAGTTCGGCAACCCTGTACGACGGCTTCAAGTGGTCTAATCGTCAGGCTGGCGACGAGGAAACCAACCCGGACCCCTCGTTCATCGGCACCAAGATCAACGACATGGTGTACTACCAGAGTCGGCTTGGGTTCATGGCTGGGGAAAACTTGATCTTCAGCGAAACCTCAGAGTTCTTTAACTTCTGGCGAACCACGGTCCTTGATCTGCTGGACACCGATACGATTGATGTGGCCTCGTCGGCATCCAAGGTTGGCGTGATTGCCTCTGCAATTCCATTCAACCGCGATCTGATCCTGTTCACCCCTACGAACCAAATGGTGATGCGTAGCGGGGATATCTTCAGCCCCAAGAATGTTGCCATCCTGACTACGGGTGACTTTGAGAACCAAAGCAACCTAGTCAACCCCATTGCCACGGCCTCTTCGATCTTCTTCACCTACAACAACGGCGGCTATTCGGGTGTTCGTGAACTGATCCCACAGGCAAATATCGATGGTTCTTACATTGCCAACGATCTGACCGACAATGTCTCCCGGTACATCGTAGGAACCCCCAAGCACCTCGCGGCCACCTCACACGACAACATTGCCGTACTGATTGCAAACGACGAGTTGTATTGCTATCGGTACTTGACTAGGGGTGATACTCGGGTCCAATCGGCTTGGTTCAAGTTCACCTTTGCTGACTCTTCGGGAATCACGGGTAATTACTGCAAGCCCCTGTGGTGTACCTTTGTCGAGTCGGATCTTTATGTCGTGTTCATGCGAACGGGAGCCACCGCCAGTACTGGCTACCTGACCATTGAGAAGATCCGCATGGGTGCTGGTCTGAATGACATCGTCACCAGCGGTAAGAACTGGATTACCCACCTCGATGCCCGCAAGTATTACCCGACTGGTCAGGGTACTTATACTCAAGCCTCCAACACGACTTCATTCACCCTTCCGGCTCCGTTCTCTTACGCCGCCAATAAGATCCAAGTGGTTACCAAGGATGGGTATGTAGCCAAGGTTGTTGGGGGCAATGCATACAACTCCCCAAACACGGGCGATCAGGGTAAGGTGGTGGTTGAAGGTAATTACAGCAACAAGGATGTTTGGATCGGACTGCCGTACACCATGGAGTACCAGTTCTCCACTCAGTATCTGCGACAAGCCTCGCAAGGAACCAACCCCGCTTCGTTGATCAATGGTCGGTATCAACTGAAGTACTTGGTTGTGCAGTATGCCGATACTGGGTACTTTGAAGTGGTTTCCACTCTCGGAACTGAAAACCAATTCTCGTATCCATTTACTGGTGAGATCTTGGGCACCGCAGTTCTTGGAGCCCTAAACTTGTCTACAGGCACTTTCAAAGTTCCGATCTACGGCAGGAACGATGCTCAAGTGCTGAAGATTAAGAACAACTCCCACCTCCCGTCCAAGTTCTTGAGCGCAGAAATTGAAGGCGAGTTCACACGATTCCGCGAAGATGCCCGTTGATGTCCGCCTTTCACGATCAACCGATGCGGCCATAGTGGCCCTTGATATGCGTCAGGCTGATCGGGATGAGGTGGCTGCTTGTAGTGGACTGGAACCCCAAGAGGCTCTGGATATGGCCTACAGGCTGTCTACGGAGTGCTTTACGGTCGAAGCCCAAAGCAACGGACTTCCGTTGGCTATGTTTGGGTATGTCCTAGATCCTATTGGGGCTCGGGTCTGGATGCTTGGATCGGATTGCTTGTTCGACTACAAGTGGGACTTCCTGAAAAAGTCTCGTAAGTGGGTTGACTATTTGCAGCAGCAAAGCCCACTACTGTATAACCTAATTGACCAGCGCAACACCGTGCATATCAGGTGGCTGCAATGGCTTGATTTCAAATTTGTCCAAACTGTTCCCCACTATGGGGTGCAGGGACTTCCATTCATTGAGTTTGTGAGGTACCGAAATGTGTGACTTTGGGATTACAGCGGCAGTAGCCATTGGTGCTGCGTCTGCTGCTGCTCAGGCAAGTGCCCAGAACAAGGCCGCAAAGGAGCAGAATGCCTATAGGTCGCGTCTTGGGGTCGCTGGCAACAAGCAGTATCTCCAGAACGCTGAGGCAGTCATCCGGGATGTGGGCTCACAGGTCGATCAGACTGTCCGCCAGAACATCGAACGCTCTTCTGCGGTTCGGCAGGAACTAGAGGGGATTTCTCGTAACGCCCGTCAGGCCAAGGCTACGGCGACTACGGTGACTGCTGCTGCTGGGGTTGAAGGTCGTAGTGTTGATCTCCTCCATGCTGAGTTTGACCGCGATGTCTTGGAGTTTGAATCTGCTGCGCTCCGAAACCTCAGTAATATGCGGACGCAAATGGGTATGGAGATTCAGGCTATCTACGCCCGTGGTCAGAGTGCCATCAATGGTGGCTACCCAGCCCCGCTGCCGCCTGCTGCTAACCCCAGCCCATGGCTCCCGCTGATCAACGGTGTTACCACGGGTATCAGTACCTATAGTGCCCTCCAGTCGTTCCAGACTCCAAGTGGGGTGGGGGCTCAGGCAAACCAGACAGTAACCCCTCCACCCCCTAGTGGGCTTATTCCCGGGGTTCGCAGCGTTCCTCCCGGACCATAATCATGGCTAAAGCACGACCCACCCTTGGCGTAACTGCCCAACCAGTCAGCACCTTTATCCAGCCCAACCAGAATGCGGTGGCTGCGGAGTTGTATGACCAGCAGACGGTCCAGAACGCTCTTCAGTTTGCCGAAGCCTTTAGCAACCTGTCGGTGAGCGCGGCTCGTCTTGCTGGGGGACTGAAGCAGGAATGGAACGAAGAACAGGTCCAGCAGGGTATGGATCTGGTCAACAAGAGCCGGAAGTCTTACCAGCAACTGGTTCAGTCCGGTGAGATCAAGCCAACGGAGAACCCGTGGTTTGCCATCGGTGCCCAGAAGGCCAGCGGCTCTATTGAGGCCATGAAGGCCCGGGTTAACTTTGAGAGTCTGCTGGAAAAGAAGGTTGCTGAAGACCCGTCGTTCCTTGACGATCCCCGGGGCTTCGATGCCTTTGCTTATCAGTACACGCAGAATGTCAACCAGTTCATGGGCGATGCGTCGTACATGAGCAGGGCCTTCTACGAGTCGTTCAACCCTTTCATGGGGACGATGCAGGCCAAGCATGAAGGCCGCGTCATTGAACACAACACCCAGAAGATCCTGACGGGGGTGGCTTCAGAGGTCCAGCGGGCGGCTCAGGATTGGACCAGTCCAAACCCAACGGTCAGCCAGCAGGCTCTAGGAACGCTTCAGACCCGTCTGGATGAGATGGTCAATCAGGGTGTCGCCTCTAACCGCGTCAACAACGCTGCTGTGGATGCGTTGGTTGAACTGATGGCGACCTCGGATGACCCCCGGGCTGCTCGGGAGATGTTCAATGCCATTAAGTCTGGTACTGGTTCGCTGTCCAGCACTCAGTATGCCAAGACTCAGATGGCAATGAATGCCGCTAAGATCCAAGCCAATGACCTCCGGATGTCTGCCGAAGAATCGAAAGTTTTGGCAGCGCGTATTGAAAAGGATCTGACTCCGCAAATCGTGTCTGGTGCAATAACTGTGGAGCAGGCCGAAGAAGCCCTTCGGGAAGACTTTGCTCAGGGCAAGGTGCGGATTAATGCCAACGAGCAAGAGTCCAAGATTGGCTACTTGCGCTCTTACAGCGCGGCTGCTATTCGTGAGCGGGAAACGCAAATAAAGACAGAAAAGAACAACGCTTTCTGGGAACTGGTTACACTTGCGGCAGATACCGATGGCGTTGAGGACCTTGATGCACGGGTTGGAGAACTCAAGCAGCGTGTTGGGGCTATTGGTCTAGATCCTGAGCAGTTGTATAGGGGCCGGGAATTGCTGGATCGGATTACCGAACAGGCAAAGAAAGACCGTGTACTGGCTACGGCAGACGCTCAAACCAACGAACTTTATCAGTTGGCCCTAGATGCTAAGAATGCACAAAGTGACGAAGAGGCTTCTGCGGCACTTAAGAAGTATAAGGATCGTATTGAGACTCTCGGATTGACTCCTGAGCAGCGGTTTAAGGCTGAGGAGATGTTTGCAAAGGTTCAAGACGATACCTTTGAAGCCCAGTCTATTAGGAACATCAATAACGCCACCACCATTCTTTGGAACGGTACTGGAAATGGCGACGGGATTTTTCCTACTCTGGACCGTGAAGTTCGCGAGTCCTTTGAGCCAAACAGCAACTTTGTTCCCGGATTTGCAGAAGCCCGCCAACAGTATGATACCTATCTGACGCAGACCCTTGGGCTTACCCCTGATGAAGATAAGTACAAGAAGGGTCTTGCTCAGGCATATACGAAGATGCGTGACTCTCTGAAGCAGTATGAAGCCGCATACCTTCAGAGGGCCACTACCCGGGAAGAGGCTGCATCAGTTAGGCAGCGGTTCCTAGCCATGCGTATGGGGCTGGCAACGCAGTTTGACGATGCTCGGGATGTTTCTCCAGCCTTCAAGGGGTTGTTGAGCGAGATGAATCCACGGGTCGTTGAGGGGGCTGAATCCCTGCCATACACCGAAGACATGGTGATGGCTTATATGCTGGCTAAGGATAACAATCAGAACCTGTCCAAGATTCTTCCCGGAGGTGAGAACGGTAAGGCCTTGATTGCTCAACTGGACTATGCTGTGGACCACATTCGGGCTGGAGAAAAGATCGGAGATGTGGCTCGGGATGTCTCTAGGATGATGTCTTTCGGCGGCGTATCCAAGATCGACTACTTTGATACGAGCAATCCCATCAAGTGGATGGATACTGATGGATCTGATCAACAGACTAGGCAAAACATTATGGCCTCACACGCAGAACTTAGGGAGGCTGTTGCGGCTACTTCCCGTTCTGGAGCCTTTGATCCCGATGCTGGTACCTATCTCGACTACGAATACCGTAGGCACTACGCAACGGAAGTAAGCACCAACCCTATGGGATCCCGTAGTGCCCACAAGGTTGCTATGGACAAGGTCATGGAAGAGAATGTGTTCATCCGTGGCTCTCTGCTTCCGAAGCGAAACCTTGGTCCTAATCAGGATGAACTTTATCTTGAGGCGTGGCTCCGGGCCAACTACCCCAACAACCCCAATGCAACCTTGGTTGTCGTATCTCCCCCGGGGGCAGATCAGGTCTTGATGGCCGTGCGTGAGAACGGAAACGCCGTCACTAGCGGTCTTATCAGGGCTCAAGACATCAAGATGGATAATGCCCTTTTTGCTCAGACTGTTGATGAGATGCTGAGAGGAAAGACACCGCGTCTGCCTCCCTTGCTAATTAAAACTAAAGGACAGAGATCGTCGCTTCCGCTGTGGCTGGATGAGTGGCTATACGCTAACTAAAGCAAACAACTATAAACCATGGCTGAATTAACTTTTTCAAGTCCAATCTTTACTCAGAGTGCCGAAGAGATGGCGGCTGAACGAGCCATTCTCAACCGCGATGGGATCTATGACCCCAACTTTGAGATGCTGACTTCAGATGCCCGTGAACGGTACTTGTCGGGGGCTGTTCAATCGGGTATGGGTAGTGCAATCTATCAGACGGTAGAGGGAATCTATGACTGGTTCTCGGGCGAAACAAAAGACCCCCTGAACTTCTCAAGCATCAACGAAGTCGGCCCCGGCTCCCCTGTTACCTATGCGATGGGCAACAACAAGGAGGGACTGCAAAAGGATCTGGACACCATCCCGGCAAAGAATTGGCAGTATGTCCTGTCGGCTTCCAGTTACAACGAGTATCAGGACCGCCTTGAGTTTGTCCGTCGTGGTATGCCACAGGCTCAAGCGTCCACTATTGGCCTCGCTACTGGCCTTGTGGCCGACATTGGAGTCATGGCGTTGGGTGGGTACCTTGCAGAGCCTATTGCCTTGGCTGGCCTTGGTACCCGCACTACGATGGCTGGCAAGGTGGCTTCACGGTCGTTTGGATCGTATGGTGCCCAACCTGTTGCTGCCGCTGCCGCAGAAGCAGCCAATGCTGTGTCTCGCCTGAGCCTTGGAGCAAGGTATACGGCTGTGGGTGTTGGTGAAGAAGTTGTTTACCAGTTTGCCCGACAGGGCCTTGATCCGTTGTACGACCCCTCCTTTGGCGAGGTTGTCCAGAACATGGTCATATCGGGGTCGGCTGCTGGCTTGATTGGTGGCGTAGCCTTTGGTCGCCGCTTTGTGGCAGACCAGATTGAGGAGGCGGCGCAGGGCTTCTACCGTCAAGGGCAGGCGATTCTCCCGGGCGGCTTTGAGATCAACTATACGCCTTTTGCTTTCCAATCTGCCGCCTATGCGGATCAGGTTCTCGCTAGTGCTGGGGGCCGTACTGCTGACGAAGCCCTACAAGAAGGGGCTGAATCGGCTACAAAGGAGTGGAACGGTCTTCCGCAGGCCCTTCCCAGTCTTGACGGAGCCCAAGCAGCAGCCTTTGAAGTGTCCTTGGCTACCGGAGTCCAACCGACCGTTGACACTTTTAAGGCGATTGGTCGCGCCATGGTCACGGCGGCTCGTACTAGTCGAGGCGGTGGCTTCGCGTTCAACAAGCGGTTCTGGGAAGCCCTGAGTGACGAACTTGGTGAGGAGGTCGCTTCTAAGTTCCGTCCTCTTCAACAGCGGTCGGTGATCAACGGAGCAGACCGACGCTTCGATGCCGTGTATGAACGGGAGTTCCTTGTTGACGATGTGTGGTCCCTGTTTAACACGGGTCGGTGGCGTTCGGTTCAAGACGCACCTAACTCTCTGGTCTTCCGTGTTCTGGACGAGATTCGATCCCGTGGTGGTACGGTAACTCGTCAGGTTGTCAATGAGGTAGTAAACGACCTTCGTGAACTGGCTAAGAATCCCCCTACCCGGACCAACGCCAAGGGTCGAGTAGTTGTCGATACCTATGGCCGTAAGGCTGCGGTAATCGAAATCATCAACAAGCGAACTGGGGCTGTTGAGGTCGGTAGCGCAAGTACCGTGGCCCGCCGTAAGGGCCGTACTACAAAGCCGATTGATCTTCCGGAAAGCGTCCTGAAGCGTCTGTCAGCCACCACCACCAGTAAGGCAGTCAGGGCGGCTGCTGTGGCTGGAGGTCCCGACACCGGAGGTTCGCCTCCGACGATTACCAGCACCCCGGGAACCTTTGATGGGGTGCCTAAGAAGTTGTCAACTTGGTTTACCGAGCGAATTCCTCTGATTTCTCCCCTGCTGAATCAGGCGGCTAGGGCAATGGAGTCGGAGAATGGTGCTGTTCGACTGATCGCGTCTATGGCTTTCAACGCCCGTCGAGCGACCGGATCGGCCACCAAGTACACCATCTTTGAGGCTGGTAGCCAAATCCTGCACTCCACCATGTTTACCTTCATGCGTGGCTATCGCAACTCATTTGTGCGGTTTGCCATGGGTCGTGGGACTGAGGATATTGCTGAAGACGCTGGTACGCTTCTGGACAACTGGAAGTACGCCTTTGGCAACAAGGATCTTCGGCTTCAATTCAACCGTCGAATTATGAAGCAGATGCGTTCTGGCAACTTTGATGACACGGTGTCGGCTGTAAATGACGCTGCCCGTGGCTTCAAGGAGATCATGGAGAAGATCCACAACATTGCCTTTGAGGCTGGTGTGGCTGGGTTCACCAAGTCTGCTGTTGTGAATTATGTTCCCCGTCTGTGGCGGTTCGACATGATTCGACGCTTGGCTACCACTAGTGAAGGTACGGAAGCCTTGACTGGGCTGATTGAGCAGGCCATTGCCAAGAACGGACGCAAGGTTGTTATTGATGGGGTCGAAGAAACCTTTACTGGCGATGTCAAGGCTGCTGCCAAGGTCTTCACGGAGCGTCTGATCAGCATTGCCAAGTCCACCGAGAATGCTCCTATGACCGAGCAGGATCAGGAACTGGTGGAGGCCCTTGGGGATCTTCTTGGCCCCCTGAAGGCTAAGACTGGCAGCAGGACCCCCTTCGGTCGTTCCCGCATTCTGCTGGACGAGTCGGCTGAGATTTCCACTACTGGTGACTTGTTGGGTAACGGTCGAAACAACCTGTCCCTTGCAGACCTGTTTGATGATGACCTGCCCAAGGTGTTCCGTAAGTACATCACCTCAGTCATGGGGGCCGTCAACGAGCGTCGGTTGATCAACGGATTCAACGACTACTTGGCTGCAAACGGCTTCAAGGGACCCAAGAAGGTGGTTGATGGGGTCGAGGTTCAAGAGCCGCTGAAGGTCAGCACCGTCAATGAGATGCTGGACACGGCTCGTAAACTTGGTGGTGCGGTCGAAGACGGACATCTTGAGGGCCTGAAGGAAGTCATTGCCGCCCTGCGGTATGAACCTATCTACTCAGGAGCCCCCAAGTTTGGCGACAAGGCCATGTCCTTGTTCATGCAGTATGGGTACCTGACTACTGGTGGTCAGTTCGGCCTTGCAGCCATCAGCGAAGTTGCCCGTATTGTCGGTACCTTGGGAGTCCGCAGGACCTTCACGCAGTTGCCTGTGTTGGCTGAAATGATTGCCAACTACAAGAACCTCGATCGTCCTGCTCAGAACTTTGCATCCTTCTTGGACGCTTGGTTCTCACCCTCCACCGACCGCCTGCGGCGAACCTTTATGGACCCGTTGGGCTCTGCGGAGTACACCGGACCCTTCCAGAACGCCATGCGTGGGGCTACAAACCTCATGTCGGACATCTCTGGTCTGGCCCCGATCAACAGTTTTACCCAGCAGTTGACGGCGGCTACGGCCCTCCAGCATCTGTTTGAGTTGGGTTCTGGAGCCCTCAAGAAGGGTCTGGATATTGGGGCCATCCGTAGCCTAGGTCTTGAGCCCGACGAATACAAGAAGTTGGCTGAGTGGGTGGCCTCTAACGCCGAACTCAAGGACGGATTCTTGGGCAAGCGGGTCGTTGGCCTGAAGAACATGGATGCTGTCGAGATGGATCAACTGAAGAAGTTTGTGGATCGCATGGTCCGCACCCGCATTCAGGATGTTCCAACCCGGGGTGATTTCCATAAGATGGCTTTCACTTGGTGGGGCCGTCTGGTCACTCAGTTCTCCACCTTCAATCTGAAGGGCATCGACAACTTCCTGATCCAGAATGCTGGACGAGTCAAGCAGGGCGGTGGGCTTCAGGTAGCCAAGGAAATCACGGCTACCGCCATGCTTGCGGGCCTGATTGGCTACGGGCGCAACTACGCTGACTGGTGGTCCTTCAAGCAGTCTAGGAACTACGAGGAAGCCAAGAAGCGCGAAGAACTGTTGACCCTTGAGGGAGTTGTTCGCGGATCGTTCTCTGGACCTTCGGAAATGTTCCTGTTGACCAAGGGGGCCGATGCTATGTGGGGTCTGGCCGATAAGGACCCCCTGTTTGCTCCCTATCGTTATTCTGGTCTTACTGCCTTTGGCTTCCCCGGCGAAACCACAATCAAAAACGCTATAGGGGTTATCAATGATGCCAAGGGTGCTTTGATTGGCAAGCCACTTGGACTGGATGTCGAACGCCAGATAACCAGCAAGACGGTCCACATGGGCCGTATGCTGTTGCCGCTCCAGAATATGCCGGGTATCAAACAGTACCTAAATATTCTGGAAGAGGAAATTTCGGATGAGTACAACCTGAATCGCCGTCAACCACGATCTTCGGACTGAATCTAAGGAGCAAAAATTATGGCTAGTTTTGTCCAATACACTTCCACCGCAGGCCAAGTCAACTACAACATTAGTACGATTGACGGTTGGCTGAGTCCTTCATTTTTGAAAGTCAAAATCGATGGAGACTCTCAGCAGTCTAGTGCCTATAGCCTTCAAACGATCAACGGCGTTCCAACGATTGTTCTAAACGCTGCTCCAACTACTGGAAGCATTGTTCGGATCTACCGCGAAACGCCAAACACGACCAGCGGATTCCAGAGTGGTGTGGTGGACTTTCAGGATGCTTCAGTCCTGACTGCTCAGGATCTGGATAACGCGGTGGTTGGTCTACTGCACATTGCTCAGGAAGGGGCTGATACGGGCTCTGGAGCCCTTGGACCGACCTTGGACGGTACTGCGTGGGATGCCAATAGCAAGCGTATCACGGCTGTTACATCCCCCTCAGAACCCGGGGATGCAGCCACGAAGAACTATGTCGATACCTTGGCTCTGTATGGCAAGGCTCAGACTGTTCCCCAGACTTGGGAGTTTGTGGCTACCGCTGGACAGACCAACTTCGGTTTGAGTGTTGAAAGTCCTGAGCCAGTAGGAACTGTGGAAGATATGTATCTTGTCACCGTTGACGGGGTACTGTATGCTCCTGATGAGTATACCTTTAGTGGGGGCAAGAATGCCATTTCGCTGGTGTTCAACAGCGGTCTACAGGCTGGTGACAAGGTCTTGATTCGGAACTTTGGCGTGGCCCGGGCTGTAGCCGACGCGCTTACTCCGGGATCTATTACCGATGTCTACCTTGCTACAGATGCGGTAACTCCAGACAAGATTGCCGCTAACGCAGTAACGACCGTAAAGATTAACAATCTAGCGGTTACCGAAACCAAGATCGGTGCTGGTGCGGTCACAAACGCTAAGTTGGGATTGTTGGCTGTTCAGGAAGGCAATATCAGCAATGGAGCGGTAACAAACGCAAAGATCGGTATTGGCGCGGTTGATACGGATCAGTTGGCAACCGGGGCTGTAACCAATACCAAGATCGAAGACAACGCCATCAGCGTTGGTAAGTTGGCTACCAGCGTAACCGTGGCGACCCTTCCCGCTCCTGCCGCCGACTTGGCAATGAACGGGAAGAAGATCACGGGATTGGCAACGCCGACCGCAGCGGACGATGCAGCCACTAAAGACTATGTGGATACGGCTGGTGGCGGTACTGCGGCTCAGGGTAAAACACTAACCAACTTTCCTGTTGGAACTTACTTGATGGCTAAGGGTAGTTCTGCAAACGGAGATATTGTTTCAACAAACGAGTTGACGCTTAATGTTGCTTTGAATGCTGCGAACAACACAAACAACGGAGCCCTTAGTGTGGTTTACTATGTTCACACAGACGCAGCGTATAAGAACTATGTTGTGACCATATCGGCTACGCCTCCCACCGGAGGTTCTGGGCCCCTGTCTGGAACTTGGGTACCGCGTGGTATTACAGATAACACCTTGACTACTCAAGTTTTGCTTCAGAGGATCGCCTAATGCACTCCCATGACGCTCCGGAAATTATGCTGGCGATTGGCCGTCTTGAGGGCAAAGTGGATGCGCTACTACAGATGCAGCGTATTCAGGAGGATCAAATCAAGATTCACGAAGCGCGTATTCGGGATCTAGAGCATTCCAAGTCGTTCACTATGGGTATTGCCGCTACCGTGGGGGCAATCGTGTCTTTCTCTGTTCATTTGGTTTTCAAACTCGTTTCACAAGGATAAAAACAATGTATGTCACTAAGGTGCTTACCGACGCTACGGTCGCCGCTAGCAAGGTTTCTTCCAATGTCTACACCGCCCGTGAGCGTCCTGACCAGTTTGGTCTTGCCGTGATCAAGCACGACGGGGCTAAGTTTTCCGCCAGCACCGCTTGCGCCACCATCGAAGGCTCGTTCGACAACACGACTTGGTTCGTGATCGACTCCTGCAAGGACACCGACGCTGAATATGCCAACGACCTCAATGGCAACAACAACTGGTGTAAGGTCGTTGCGCTGGCCCCGTATATGCGGATCAGCGTGATCAACGGCGGCTCCAAGGTGTTCAACGCTTGGTTTGCTGAGTAAAGCATAGTCAGTAAACCTAACAACAGAAAAACAAATACATGGCAAAGCGTTCAAAGACATCCGTAATTTTTAAAAAGTATGGAGCAGCCGAAACAAGCCTTCCAACTGGCCTTTACGGCTCTGGTGCGGCTGTCTCATTTGTGCGAGAACAGAGCCAGAGTGGGCTGGATATCGCTATTGTTGGCGACAGCAATACCGGATTCAATGCTCCAACGGCTGGTGGTTATGTTTGGGGCCTGTCTCATGGCCTGAATACCAACAAGCCAAACACTTGCTACGGGACTCCGGTTTACCCATTGATGGTTTCCGGAAATGTGCCCGGATTCAAGTCTTCGTTTTCGGGGGCTAGTGTAGTTTCGACTTCGGGTGATGGGTACTCTTCTGGCAAGGCATCTGCAACCGTCATTACACCTTTCTTTGATCGGGGTAGCGGTGTATGGTCGATGACTGGCGGAGCAAGCGAAGAAACTTATATTGACTACCCATATTTGGCTTCTGGAAATCAGACAGGAACCGTTAATCGTGGCATTACTGTTGAATCCGATCACCCAATGGGCATCAGTAACGAACTTCGTTACCGGGTTCTTCGTGGTCGGTTTTCTGGTGGGGGATCACATCGATATCGCGTCCGCCTCGGCGGCTCTCCTTTTACGGCTCTAACGACCACGGACGCTATTTCAGCAAACGGGGCTACGGCTTTGGTTGCCGATGAAGTTGTCGTGACTGCCGGAGCCCGGTCTACCGCCATCGAAGGGTTCTGGAGTGTTCAGGCAAACGCTAGTATCCTGAATACTGGACCGATTTCGCCAATCCTTCAGTCGATGTATACCCCCAGAGTGGGCTGGGCGGTGGGTGCTATGTACTTCTTTGGTGGGCACACCCTGACCAATGTTGCAGATAACATTGATCTCGCAACCGACGGTACTGTAAAGACCTACCTGAATGAACTCTACAACCGTCAAGTGGCTGCTGGCGGGACGGGTCGAGTGCTTGTTTGGCTTCAGGGTGGCATTAATGAAGGCGATTGGACCGCAAAGCCGGGTCTGTGGCTGACTCAATGGGGTCAGGTCATTCAGCGTTGCCGTAGTGCGTGGAGTGCCTTGGGCCTTGACGCATCGAAGTTGACTTTTGCAGTTATGTGTACCCACGACTCAACCGGGTATAACTTTGCCACGCGCCGAGAAGACTTGAAGAACTTTGCCAAGACCCAGAAGGATGTTACCGTAGTCAACATTCCAGAAATTATTCAGTACTCGTCTTATAGCGCACAGGAAAGCGGAGCGCACCTGACAAAGACTGGATATGAACTGGTCGGCAACGCCATCATTCAACGGATGCTGGGAGTGGCATGAACAAGGACATCCTTGAAGCAATCCACTCGGCTCTTGCTCAAGAGTTGCTGCGAAAGATCCAGAACGGGGATGCGACCCCCTCGGATCTCAGCGTTGCCCGTCAGTTCCTCAAGGACAACGGCATTGATGCGGCTCCTGATGCCTCGCAGCCCATGCTGAATCTCGCCAAGATCATGCCCTTTGACGAAGAAGAAGCCGCTTGAGTGAACTAGAACGCAAACTGAAAGACTTCAGGAACTTCGTCTATCTGGCGTGGGACCATCTTGGGCTACCAGAGCCTACCCCTATCCAGTTGGATGTAGCCAAGTACCTCCAGAAGGGGCCCCGTAGGCGTGTCGTGCAGGCCTTCCGTGGGGTAGGCAAGAGTTGGCTCACTAGTGCCTATGTGGTCTTCAGGTTGCTGCACGATCCCAAGTTGAATGTGTTGGTGGTGTCTGCCTCAAAGCAACGAGCAGATGACTTCAGCACCTTTACCCTGAGATTGATCAACGAGATCCCTATTTGCCAGCATCTCCGGCCTAGGGAAGACCAGCGTAACTCCAAGATCGCCTTCGATGTGGGCCCTGCTCCGGCTTCTCAGGCCCCTAGTGTCGTTTCTAAGGGAATCACCAGCCAGATCACGGGTAGCCGTGCTGACCTAATCATTGCTGACGATGTCGAATCGCTGAATAACTCTGCAACCTTCCTGATGAGGGACAAGTTGCAGGGTGCCATTGCTGAGTTTGAAGCAGTTCTCAAACCCGGAGGGGAGGTGATCTATCTAGGTACGCCGCAGACCGAACAGTCGATCTACCACGGTCTGCACGAAAAGGGCTATGACACCCGTGTCTGGCCCGCTAGGTACCCCGATTCCCGCCTCAAGACGGCCTTTGGGGACAAACTGGCTCCCATGCTCAGGGAAGGCGTAGAAGGCGACCCAACGGATCCTAGGCGGTTTAACGCCATTGACCTGATGGAGCGTGAAGCGTCCTATGGTCGAACCGGGTTTGCCCTCCAGTTCATGCTGGATTCGACCCTGAGCGATGCCGACAGGTACCCGCTCAAGTTGAGCGACCTGATTGTCTTTGGTCTGAACCCAGAGAACGCCCCTGAGAAGCCTGTCTGGGCCATGAACCCCAGCAACATCGTCAAGGACATCCCTTGCGTGGGCTTCAATGGAGATCGGTACTACAGCCCCATGGATATGCAGGGCAAGTGGGTGCCGTATTCGGGCAGCATCATGGCTATTGACCCCTCGGGTCGTGGCGATAACGAAACCGCCTATGCGGTGGTCAAGATGCTGAACGGGTTCCTGTATGTCACGGACGCTGGTGGCTTGACTGGAGGTTACGACCAGACAACCATGGAGCGTCTGGTTGGTATTGCCAAGACCCAAGCGGTGAACAAGATCATCGTGGAATCGAACTTTGGCGACGGTATGTTTACCGAACTGCTGAAGCCGTATCTGATGAAGTCGTACCCGTGTACGGTTGAAGAGGTGCGGCATAACACCCAGAAGGAACGCCGGATCGTTGACACCTTGGAACCTGTTATGTGTCAGCACAGGCTGGTCATTGACACCAATGTGATCCGGTCTGACTACGAGTCAACCAAGAAATATGCCTCAGAGAAGGCACTTCAGTACAGCCTGCTGTGGCAGATGTCACGAATTACCCGGGTCCGCAAGGCATTGGCCTACGATGACCGACTGGATGTTCTGGCTATGGCCGTGGGGTTCTGGACTGAAATGATGGCTCAGGATGCCCAGAGTAAGATTACTCAGCGTCGTGAGGAAGAGTTGGATCGTGAACTAGAACGGTTTATGGAACACGCTGTCGGGCGTAAGCCCAGAGGTGACACATGGATGAGCCTGTGACTGAGTGGTCTTTAAACCTGACCCATAAGGCTTGCAGAGCCCTGCTTTCTTATGAGGATCACCTAAGAAGCGAACGCTCCCTAAAGGCATCAACCAAGTTGGCTAAGGCTATGCGTGAGTTGCGCGAAGCCCTGCCCAAGGAATTACTGGAGATGGCAAATGGCAAGCCCGTGTAATGGCAAGAAACTGAATACTCCGTGGCGTACCCCGGGTGGAAACAAGAAGTCCGCTGTGTGCGTCAAGGATGGCGAAAAAACCAAGGTGGTTCGCTTTGGCGACCCCAAGATGAAGATCAAGAAGCACATCCCGGGTCGTAGGGCCAACTTCAGGGCTCGACACAACTGTGATAACCCGGGTCCCAAGACCAAGGCTCGATACTGGTCCTGTAGGGCGTGGTGATCTATGCCCAAAGATGCGTGTTACCGTAAGGTCATGCGGTCGTATGGCAAGTGGTCCGCAAGGGCTGCTCAGGCTACCGCCAAGTGTCGCAAAGCCAAGGGAGATGTCCGTAAGGGTGAAGCCGGGGCTAACCTGAAGCGTTGGACAGACGAGAAGTGGGTCGATACCCGTACTGGTAAGCCCTGCGGTGGAGGCGGTAAGAACGAGTATTGCCGACCCAGCCGCAAGATCAGCAAGAAGACCCCCAAGACTGTGGGCGAAATGTCCAAGTCTGAACTGGCCGCTAAGAAGCGTGAAAAGATGAAGATCGGGATGCGTGGTGCATCTGGTCCTAAAGTGTCCCCTGCAAAGAGGTAATCATGTCAATGCTGAACAAGTTTGTTGTTCCTGAACTGAAGATTGCAAAGAAGACCGCTAAGGGCGGTAAGGATAACAAGTACAAGGCAAAGCCACACGCAGCCTTCCGTCCTTCAGTTGTTGCTGCTAGTAAGAGCGGGTTAACTGGGAGTGACGGTGTTCTGGGAGCGCCCCGTGGCGGTTTTGGTGGCGGTTTTGGTGGAGGTCTGCGGTAATGCCAAAGAAAGTTGTCGAAGCCCTGATGCGTAAGGGGATGTCCAAGAACAAGGCTTATGCCATTGCCTATGGACAGGTCAAGAATCGTCTTAAGGTTCGCAAGAAGGGAACTTAAAGATGTCCCGTGACTACGCAGAAGAATATCGAAAGTACCACGGTACCGATAAGTACAAGAAGGACCGGGCTCATCGAAACAAGGTCCGCCGGATGATGATCCGGGAAGGCAAGGTTCGTAAGGGCGACGGTAAGGACATTGACCACAAGAACGGAAATCCCCGGGATAACCGTAGGTCAAATCTAAGGATCGTCCACCGATCAGTCAACCGGGCCAAACACTAGAAAGGACCCATCCATGGACATCAAGTGGTCACCCTATGTTATCAAAGTGAACCCTGTTGAGATGCCCAAGGATGAATTTGGTCAGTTCTTCTACTACCCTACTCCTGAGATACACATCTCTAAGGACCTTAGAGGTATACCCTACTACAGTACACTAGTACATGAACTATTAGAGATGGTGAATGGGGTCTATGAACTAGGTCTATCAGAGACTAAGATCAGGATCCTAGAGACATCCCTGATGCAACTGATGTGTCAGAACCCGGATGTCGTGACCAGTCTGGGAATGGCATTACAAGGCCCGGGTAGGGCAGAGGCCCCAGAGGTACCCCCCAAGGCTTAGAAGGTCACAGACGGGCTCCTAGGGGCTGCAAACGGGTGCCTAGGGGGTGATGGGGGTAGACGATAGGTGGCTGGGGTGGGGTAGGGCTGATTTTGGAAAAAAAATGTGAAAGGCTTTAATTGATATTCAGCCAGCCCGCTACCCCCCGTGGGTACCCATGGCCGCTCGACGCTATCCCCACGCTTTGACTAGGTCGGAAACGGGCGCGAGACTTGAACGGATCCAAGGGTGGGCTCATGGGTGAATCGATGGAATCACGGCGGGATTGTGGAGCGGGATGTCTAGGGTCTAGACGCCTGTCTCTCACTCGCCGTTTCGTTTCCGCATCTAGGGCTTGACACCGTCCTAGGGTTTCGACTACTCTTCACCCATGGCCGATTCCCTGCACGTCGCAGGGATCGGACCTAGTGCCTTGAATCGAAAGAGGATTGAACCATGTCCAAGTCTGCAACCGCCACCGTCACGCCCGCCGCGAAGCCCGAAGTGAAGGCCATGCCGAAGCGCATGAAGCCCTTGCACGATGCCCTCATGGGCGCAGCCTCGACTCTCTCCGGGTCCATGCGGGCGTTCGGCATCGCCGCTATCGCCGCTCTCGATGCGGGATGTCATGCGTTCCTGAGGGTCGAAGCCCTCCCCTACCTCACGCAAGCCCTGACTTCGCAGGGCATCGCCCGCGCTAGTGCCGACGCATCCGCCCGCATCGCGCTGGTCGGGTGGGCGGCAGGTCCCGATGCCATCGAGGGCTTGCCCGCGGATGGGCTTCGGCACCTCGCATCGGTCGGCAAGGACCTGCCCGAAGCGGACCGCAAGTCGGCCATCGTCGCCGCCCTCGACCACGCCAAGCGGAACGCGGCCAAGCCCGGCAAGCCGTCGGTGTCGGAATTGCGTGACGCTGCGGGCAAGGGCGCGAACGTCAAGCCCGCGACGGCTCAATTGGCAGACCTCGCCCTGAAGTGCGCCAAGGGCGACCACGCTGAGGCCATCGCCTTCCTGCGTGGGGCGATCGAGGCTGTCGAGGCCCAGCGTGTCGAGGCCAGCGCGAAGCCCGCCAAGGGCGACCCGACCCCGGCGGACATCGCGGCCCGCGCCGCGGCCATCCGGAAGGGCAAGGGCCAAGCCTAACGTCTAGACCCTAGACGGCACCACTCGCCCCCGGGTCGCTATGGAGCGGCTCGGGGGCTTTCTCATGGGCGCACCGAAAATTTTTTTGGGCCGCTATCATCACTACTGTCATCAGGCCCGGTCGATTCCAGTCGATTCCAGACCGTCCCGACCCCAGTTCAATCCGGGTTCGTTCGCTGTCATCACTACTGTCATCGCGGGCCGTCCCCAGTTAGACACGCCAAGGACCGACCCCAGTTGCTTTGGGTTGCCAGTCGTGTCCGTTTCTGTAATCAGAAACAACCTGTCTAGGGTCTAGACATCCCTTTAGTTATACCCTAGGTATCCTTATAAAGACCTCTATAAGGATCTATACAGGATTAGAGATAAGACTAGTAGAAGTACTACTTAAGTCAACTCTCTAGTTACTTTATGGTATCCAACCTGTAGACCCATAGGTAATCCAAAGTTTACCCTCACTATTCTTGGGGTCTTGACATGGTCATTCCTTTCTGATACCATTCCGTTGTTGGAGATTGTGTTCATTGTGAACCCACTCTTCAGCACCCTCTGTCTAGGGTCTAGACAGTTTCCACCGAAAGGAAAGCCATGAAGACTTGGATGAACCTGATTGCCCGTGATCTGTGGGTTGCCGCTCTGCGCTCCGGGAAGTACAAGCAGGGAACCCGGAAACTGGTCCGGGACACGATTGAGCCGGGTACCTGCGAGTTCTGTGCCCTTGGTGTTCTCTGCGAGGTGTACTGCGACGAAGTCGAAGACATCAGGAACCGCAACAACCCATTCCGGCGGTCATACGGTGCGATTGAGGCCACGACGATCCCGCCCGCGGAAGTGCTTGAGTGGGCAGGCATGACTAACGGCTTTACAGATTATGTTGCCCGTGTGAACGATGGCTACGGCTGCAAGTTTGACGAAATCGCTCTGATTGTCGAACACGCCACCAAGTGATCTATGGTCGGTGTCTAGGGTCTAGACGGTCTAGGCCCTAGACACCACCAAACTCAACCCGAAAGGAAAGCACCATGAAGCACTATGTGATCGCCACCGCAATCGTCCTGTCCGTCTTCTTCTTCACCCTGATGGATGCCACACCATGGGTAACCGTGGGGTTCACCGGGATCTTCACCACCATGATCGTCTTCCATTGCGACCGTCTGCTTGAGCGGCAGCGCAACTTGGAGGAGCGCATCGATGAGATGGCTTGGGCTGAAGAGCAGATCCTCCGTCTAAACAAGGGAGGGCTCATCGGGTCAGGTCCGGGTGAGGAGAATGCGGAGGACCTGATGTCGGCATGGGACACCATGAGCAACGAACTGAAGGCCCTGACCACCCCAAGGCGAACCGGATGGGTGGTTGCGTGGATCGACTCGTCGGGACGGGAGTTCAGCCAAACCGTATATGCCACGACGCAACACGAGGCATATGAAGTCGCCCTCGACTGTTACGCCGAGAGGCGGAATGTTTCACCGTTCCGCGATGGGGTCTATGTGTTCAGGCTGTACCGCGAAGAGACTGTTCATCCCTCAATCCATCAGAGCATCCGGGCCCACAATCCGCCCGAGGCGGACAGAATGCCCACGCCTGCCGACTTTGCCGAGCAGATGGAGCGCCTGACCGCCTATCAGGGAGGCAAGAAGTTCAAGCAACCCTGAAGCCCTTGACACGGTCCCCACTTGCTGATATGATTCGGTAAGTGGGGATCGTTTCTCCATCACAACCCTGTCTAGACCCTAGACACAACCGAAAGGAAAGCATCGTGAACAAGGAAATCGCATTCAAGTGGGCTTCGGCCCTTCGTGCTAGCCCGGAACTGCAAACGCAGGATGTCCTCGCAGAAGACGGCGGCTACTGCGCCCTTGGGATCCTCTGCAATATCTACTGCGAGGAGGTCGAGGACATCGCACACAGGTGTGAGAACGGACTCATCGACGGCTTTTGGGATCGCAGCAGGGCTGACCCAAGCCGTACCGCAGTCATGTTGACGGCAGGTATGCCATTGGATGTCATGGTATGGGCTGGGATGGAAGACGAGTCTGGCATCCTGATCTCCGACATGAACGACGGGGCCCGCGTCTTCAGCGGAACTCCACGCACCTTCCCGCAGATCGCAGACTTCATCCAAGCCAACCACGAAACCCTGTGATGTCTAGGGTCTAGACAACCGAAAGGAAACCCATGCTTACTGTTCTACAACCCGTTGCCCCCAAGTGGGCAGAAATCTCCGCCGCAGCCAACCGTGCCTACGACTATATCGTCGAGTCTGGCAACAACCCAGTACGGTTCAACTACCGCAACGGTCTACTGACCAAGCCCGGAGACAACACCAAGTTGTCCAAGACATCGCCCCTGCCCATTTGGGGGCTGACCTTGGCCCCTGCGGGGGCATCGGGGTACCAGTTGTGCCCATGGCGCAGCCCGGAATGCGAAGCCGCTTGCCTTGGCATCACCGCAGGCCGCTCCAAGTTCTCCAATGTGCAACAAGCCCGGATCAACAAGACGAGATATCTCATGGAGGACCCACTCAACTTCTACTGTGAACTTTTCCATGAGTTGCAGACACGGGCCCGCCGTGGAGGTCCCTTCGCAATGCGGTGGAATGTCCTATCGGATATCCCCATCGAAGCCATCTGTCCCCGTGCCCTGAACCTGCCCACGGTCAACTACGACTACACCAAATCGTATCTACGGGCGTTGGCTTCGTTGTCCCGGAAGCAGTACAGGCTGACCCTGTCTTACTCCGGCCACAACTTGGAGGAATGCCTCGACTACTTAGACCGTGGGGGCAATGTCGCCATGGTCTTCAGGGATGTCCCATCGTCGTGGGATCGGTTCCGTGTGATCAACGGTGACGAATCCGACGCTCGTTGGACCGACCCGCAGGGTTGCATCGTGGGCCTGAAGGCCAAGGGCAACATCAAAGATTCAGTATTCGTTATGAATCGTTCTCGCGTCTAGACTCTAGACACCACTCTCTTCTCTTTTCTGAAAGGAACCCACAATGGGAATGGATCAGACACTAACTGCGTACACCCCGTCCGGAAACTTCCAGATGCACTTGAGGAAAGCCTACTGGCTCGACTCATGGCTGCATGAACGGTGTCCCACGGGCTACAGCAGCGACGGCTGTTGGGCCAACTGCGAGATCACACCGGGGCTCATCATTGAGTTGCGGCGGGCCGTGTGGGATGACTACTACAACGGTGAGTTCAGGGATGGCCCATGCTTGCAAACCATTCAGGCTATGGGATGGTTGGATGCACACGATGCCATGGGCCACACCATCAAGTATCACATGGACTGCTGAACCGTCTAGACCCTAGACACAACCACGAAAGGAAACGACATGAACTACATCCCATCATCAAACGACAAGGTGCATTGGTATCACCACGCCATCGGCCATCGTCTTTACTTCAAGAACGGGTGGGCAGTTTCCATAATCCCCGGCTGCAATGGGGACACCATGGAGTGTGCCGTGATCCCGCCATACGATGGCGAAATGGATATCCAACTGCGGACACCCGATGAACTGCCCGTGTTCCTTGCCGGAATCCAGTCCCGCCCCAGCGACTCTCCCAGCGTTCTCAAGTCAACCGACACCTTTACGGACTAATCACATGACCAACGACAGCAACAACATCGAAACCATCAACATCACCCCCAAGTGGGAAGCCGTGATCGACCTGTTCCTCATCGTCCTGAAGCCGCAATGCGACTTCGATACCCTGCAATATGTCCGCAGGGAACTGAAGCGAATCGCGGTGGTCATCGATGAAACCAACGACACCATCAAGGGGGCTTGACACAAGCAATCGTTTCGGTTAGCATTGTCCTAGGTGGAAGTTCCACCAACCCTCCTGTCTAGGGTCTAGACAGATCCCAGTTCTCGAAAGGAAAGTGAAATGGAAATCCCAGTCAGCATCGTCCTCTCCCCCGAAGCACTCGCTAGCCTCCGGGGATCCACGGGTCCGACCCTGTTCGACAAGTCCGAAAGCATCAACAACCTGACCGACAATCAGTACTTCATCAACGAAGTCGCCAGTCGGATCCACCCCCGGGAAATCGCGGAACACATCGACACCGATGACCTCGCGGAAGAGATGACCCGCAAGGTCGAACTGGACGCTGGCGAAATCGCGGGCTACATCGATGTCGAGTCCGTTGCGGGCTACATCGACCCCGAAGAGATCGCAAACCACTTCGATCCAGACGACATCGCCTCACGCATGGACATGGCCGATCTTGTCGATGCCCTGCCCATGGGCCGTCTGGCTAACGCCTTGGCGAAGCAGATCGTGGAGAACCCATCGCTTCGGGAAGCCTTGGTTGAGGCGTTCATCAACCGCCTGACCCACAGCCTGCTCCCCAAGAGCAGCACCTAAACCTTTCGGTGGCTGGGCCGCGCATAGCCGAAGCAACGCGGTTTCTCATCGACTTGACACAAGCAAAGGAATCCACTAGTATACATCAATGGAATCAGAAAGCCCATGTACCGTTTCCGATGCCCTGAACACCGCGTGGGTGGGATGGGCAAAGGAAGATCTCGCCGTGTCCTACTACTGGGGCCTAGTGGCCCTCCATACATCCGAGTCGTTTGGCCTGTACCTGACCGATTCGGAAGCCGTGTTTCTCTCTGTCGCAACTTCTAACCCGCCCGAAGCAACCGTCTAGACCCTAGACACAAACCTTCAAGGAACTGCAATGTCAAAGATCTTCAAAAACCTGGCCGACATCACCCGCATCCAGATGCCCGCTGCTACCCGCACTTGGCAACCTGTCTCGCAGGTCCAGTTGTTCAACTCCATGTGTGATGCGATCCGAGATCGTGGCTTCACGATCACAAGCGAGTCGCACCGAGTCCACCACAAGAAGCCCGTCTTCATCTCCCAAGTGGAGATTGAGGCCCCGGGACTTCCCGGCGGCAAGGAAATGAGGTGGAACATCGCCGGGATGCAATCTTGGAACAAGACCGTCCCAGTCAAGTTGCTGTTTGGTGGCACCGTTCTAGTCTGCACCAACGGAATGGTGGTCGCAGAACACATCCTGAAGACCAAGCACACGACCAATGTGTGGTCACGGCTGGAGCCCATGATCGAGCAGACCGTTGATCTGTTTGAATCGCAGGTCAACCGAACATTCGGCTTCTACCAGCAGATGAAGGATGTCCGCGGCACTCACACGACCCTGTGCGACTTTGCGGTGCGTGTTGCCGCCAAGGACTACCTGCCCAAGACCCAGATTCTGGACCTTGTGCAGGAAGCGGAGAATCCGTCGTTCGACTATGGGACAAACGCGGGTTCGGTTTACAACATCCACGCCGCGTTCACGCATCTGCTAAAGACGGCCAACCCTCTGGAGGCCCCGAGCCGCTTGTTGGGCTTTGAGCGCGAACTCAAGGACCACTACGAGTTGGCTGCGGTATAATCCACGGAGGCCCGGTTCGCCGGGTTCTCCTTTCCTTTCGGCCCCCGGTGTCTCCTTGGAGATGCCGGGGGTTTTCTTTTGCCCCGATATTGTCTAGACTCTAGACACAATGCGACAAGGAAAACTCGACAAGGAAATGGTTGAACTGGGCAAGCAGCGGTACCGCAACAGGTCCGACAAGGCGACCACGATTGCCGCCGAGAGCAACACCATCCCCGGGCGGATGATGCTGAACCGTTGCACCACCGAACTGACCAAGGCGTTGGCCCTGTGGCTTGCCAAGGCTGGCTCCAAGGCTGGACGCAAGCACCGCTGTCATCAGTTCCTGTCGAAACTCCCCGAGGAGAAGTCGGCAGTCATCGCCTCCAAGGTAGTCATCGACGCACTCAGTCAAGAACGGATGCTGACTTCGACTTGCATCGCTGTCGGTCGCGCCATTGAAGACGAGATCCTGTTGCAGGACTTGGCTGAAAACGACCCCAACTTTCTGAAAGACATCCAGAAGAAGACCTTCAAGAGTGTGGGTCAGAAGTTCAAGCGTCGGTTTGCCCGTGAAGCAGCCAAGGCCGTCAACCTTGTGACCCAACGGTGGGCCAAGGCCGATGCGTTGTCGGTTGGTCTATTGCTGGTGGAGATGCTGGCTACGCACACCGGGATCATTGAGATCCTGACCAAGTTGAACGCCCGGGGCCGTAGGTACTGCATCGTTCAGCCATCCAAGGACATCCGTGAGTGGATCAAGAAGTGCCACGAATACCACGAAGGTCTTGAGCCGATGTTCCTGCCCACGATTGAGCGTCCGGTTGACTGGACCAATCCGTGGATCGGCGGCTATGCATCCTTTGAGTGGAAGCCGAGGCCGCTCGTCAAGTCCCGCAGTCGGTCCTATCAGGAATCGCTGGCGACTTCGCTGTCATCAGATGTGTACGACGCAGTCAACACAGTTCAGAACACCGCATGGGTGGTTGACTCTGAGTGTCTTGAACTGGTTCGTGAGTGCTGGAAGGAAGGCTTGACCATCGATGGTCTGCCCCCAAGCCGCGACGAGGAACTGCCTACTAGACCAGTTGATATCGATACCAACCAAGAGTCTCGTCGGGCGTGGCGCAAGGCTGCTGCCAAGATTCATTTCTTGAACGAGTCCTACGAGTCACAGCGACTGCTGACTCTCAAGTCGTTGTTCGTGGCCGACAAGATGGCCGAGCATCGACACATCTTCTTCCCACACCAACTGGACTTCAGGGGCCGTGGTTACCCGCTCCCGCTGTTCCTGCATCCCCAGTCGGTGTCTTACTCCAAGGCCATGCTTCGGTTCGCCAACGGCAAGCCTCTGGACACCGATGATGCAGTCAAGGCTCTGTATATTCACGCAGCCAACAAGTGGGGCATCGACAAGGAAACCACGGCAGTACGGATTGATTGGGTAGAACGAGCCCGTAGGGACATCATTGCCATCGGTACCGACCCGTGGTCCAATCGAACTTGGATTCAGGCTGATGAACCGTTCCATTTCGTGATGGCTTGTCGAGAGTTGGTTGGTCTGTGGAACCAAGGATCCAAGTTCGTCAGCACCCTGCCGATTGGCATGGATGCCACCACACAGGGCTTGCAGATCTATTCGATGCTGCTGCGGGATCCTGTGGCCGCTACTGCGACCAATGTCCTGCCGAGTGCGAAGCCAAGCGATCCCTACGAGGCTGTGGCCCGGGCTGTGATTGCTCGTCTACAGGCCAGCAACACCGAACTGGATCAGCAGTTGCTGCGACTGGGGATCGACCGAACGACCACCAAGCGTCAGACCATGACCCTGCCCTATGGGCTCACGCTGCACTCATGCATCGGCTACACCCGTGAATGGGTCGAGGATCGGCTGCGTAAGGTAGACAACCCATTCGGTCTGGAAACCTATAAGCCCATCGCTTATCTGGGCAAGATCGTCTGGGAATCCATCGGTGATGTCGTTGGTTCTGCCCAGCGTGGCATGGACTTTATTCGGGGCTGCATGGCTGTCCTGATCGACCACGATGTGACTCCATGGTGGGTGACTCCCATCGGCTTCCCGGTGAAGATGCGGTACGAGAACTACGACACCGTCACCGTGTCAACCCGCATCGGGGCCAAGGCCAAGGTTCTTTCGCTGCGGCAGGAGAACGGTCGCCAGTCCAAGCGCAAGGCCATGAACGGTGGGCCTGCCAACCTGATCCACTCGCTGGACGGCTTTGGCGGGCTTCTGGGGCACACCGTGAACATGGCCCGGGGTCGAGGGGTATCCTCCATTGGAACCGTCCACGATCAGATCCTGTGCCTTGGGGCGGACTACAAGACCATGTCCCGGAGTGTCCGCGAGGCTACCGTTGAGTTGTTCTCCCGGGACCTGCTTGCTGAGTTCCATCAGGGGGTCTTGACACAACTACCGGGTTCTGCTATAGTACCTGAAGTGCCAAGGTATGGTTCCTTGGACATCACGAAGGTACTGGACTCCGAATACTACTTCAACTGAAGTGTCTAGGGTCTAGACAAAGGAGACTCTCCAAATGCAGAAGCGTAAGTTCATCAAGTTCACCAGCCCCATCGGTACCGCTGTGTATCCCCGCCTGAACACCCCGGACACCAAGTTCGACAAGGACGGCGTGTACAGCGTGGACCTCGACCTGACCGATGGCAAGCCCACCAACGAGTTTGTGGCGGCGATCCGCAAGGCTGCGGACGAAGCCTACAAGGCCGAGTGCGAGAAGCGCGGAAACAAAAAGTTGAAGCGGGCCGAACTCCCAATCAAGGAGAACGAGGACGGCGGTCTGCGGATCAAGTTCAAGTTGAAGGCCAAGGCCGGAAACGAAGAGCGTTCGTGGGCACAGAAGCCCATGCTGTTCGACGCTCAGGGCAACCCGCTCCAGAACCCGCCCAATGTCGGCAGCGGTTCAACGATTCGTGTCTCGTTTGAACTGATCCCGTACTTCACGGCCATGGTAGGTGCTGGTGTTAGCCTGCGGATGAAGGCGGTGCAGATCCTTGATCTCAAGGAGTACACCCCCGGCGATTCGTTCGACTCGTATGGGTTTAAGGCCACGGACGGCTTTGTGGTTTCCTCCCAGTCGGATTCCACGGCTACTTCGGATACGGAAGACGAGTCTGACTTTTGAAACTGGTGTTGTGGGTCGAACCTGTTCCGGCTAGCCGTCCGCGTGTTTCACGCAAGGGCTTTGCCTACTACAGCAAGTCCTACAACAAGTTTCGTCAGGCTGCAACGACAGCCCTTGGTGCCATCAAAAAGCCCAAGGGCTGTCCGATGCAGGGATCACTAGCAGTCAAGGTCGTGTTCTACTGCAAGCGTCCCAAGAATCCAGCCAATCCGTATCCTATTGGAGACATCGACAACCACCTGAAGTCCATCCTTGATGCACTCAATGAGTGGGCTTGGGCTGACGATGTCCAGATCGTGAAGATTGAGGCCGTCAAGCGGTACTCAGATCACCCAAGAATCGAAGTGGAATGGGAAGAACACCATGTCGAACCGGAGCGAATCAGAGTTCGTCCAGCATGAACCGTGCCCGCAATGCGGGTCCAAAGACAATCTAGCAAGATACACCGATGGCCACGGCTATTGCTTTGGCTGCAAGCATTACGAACCAGCCTCCTCAGACGGACAGAATCAAGCCGTTTCAGAAGGACACAAGAAAGGAAAGGAATCCATGATTGATATCGAATTCACCTCGCTGAAGAAGCGTGGGATCAGCGAAGACACCTGTCGGATCTGGTCTTACGGCGTAGGCGAGTACTCAGGTCAGCCAGTCCAAGTCGCCCAGTACATCAAGGATGGGACTGTGGTGGCTCAGAAACTCAGGTTCCCCTCCAAGGACTTCGTGATCCTAGGGGAAGCCAAGGGCCTCCCGTTCTACGGCCAACACCTGTGGCGTGACGGCGGCAAGATGGTGACGGTCTGTGAGGGCGAAGTCGATGCCCTGACGGTGTCCCAACTGTTCCAGAACAAGTGGCCTGTGGTATCTGTACCAACGGGAGCCTCTGGAGCCCTCAAGTCATTCCAAAGCAACTTGGAGTGGCTGGAAAAGTTCGACTCAGTCGTGATCCTGTTTGATGATGACGAGCCGGGACGCAAGGCTGCGCGTGAGTGTGCCATGCTGCTGACCCCCGGCAAGGCCAAGATCGGCACGGTCAACGGTTTCAAGGATCCCAACGAGGCACTTCAGAATGGCGAAGGCAAGCGAGTCATTGATGCGGTCTATGGTGCAAAGGCTTACCGTCCTGATGGGGTGGTCCTTGGTTCCGATCTGTGGGATACAGTCAATACTGAGGATCGAAATGAATCGGTTCCGTATCCGTGGGCTGGACTGAACGACAAACTGTTGGGTATCCGGCAGGGCGAACTGGTGGTGATGACGAGCGGCACAGGCATCGGCAAGTCTTCTGTGTGCCGTGAACTGATCTGCCACCTGATCCGCTCCCAACAGAAGGTCGGCCTGTTGATGCTGGAAGAGTCGATCAAGCGTACTGCCCGGAACCTGATGGGCATTCACCTGAACACGCCTCCCTACTTCTGGGTTGACCGCGAGGTCACGGAGGAACAGAAGCGGGAGGCTTTCGCGGCCACGGTTGCCAAGGTGGTTCTCTTTGACCACTTTGGCTCCGTGGACCCGGAAAACCTGTTGGCCCGGATGCGCTACATGATCAAGTCATGCGGATGCAAGTACATCTTCCTAGACCACCTGAGCATCGTTGTGTCAGGTCTTGGGGAGGGTGACGAGCGGCGACTCATCGACAACGCCATGACATCGCTGCGGTCCCTTGTCGAGGAGACTCAGGTGTCTCTGTTCGTGGTCAGCCACCTGCGCCGTCCTGATGGCGACCGTGGTCACGAAGAGGGAGCCACCACCAGTCTGGCCCAGTTGCGTGGTAGCCACGCCATTGCCCAACTGGCCGACGCTGTAATCGGGCTGGAGCGTAACCAACAGGGAGAAAACCCCAACGAAGTTCTACTGCGGGTCTTGAAGAACCGATTCACGGGGGATACGGGTCCTTCGGGAATGCTTCGGTACTTCAAGGAAAGCGGTAGGTTGCATGAGATCGAAATGCCAATGAACGAGGAGATCTAACCATGAAGCAAGATGGAATGTCAGATTCGGAGTTCTTGCGGTCGCTTGCGTACAACGACTACAACATCGATGGTCACCTTTTGAGTGACGGAGATCGACTGTGTGTTATTTCAGATCGGTTGGAGTTGTTTGAGAAAACCATTGAATGCCTGCGCTCCGAGCGCGACGAGGCGAGGCGGGAGGTACTGCTATGGATCAAAGAGCGGTGTTCATGGATTGAACTGTCGCAGGAGATTAAGCAGCGAGGGTGGGAATACTTGAAGGAGGACACCAAGTGAGTCTGCTCGACACCATCGTTATGGGGGTCCTAGTAGGAGGACTGGTGACGGTCTTCGTGTTCGGCCTGCTTTTCATCTTCATGCTCCTCTTGGACTGTGACCTCATCAAGATCAACCGCTATGGACGATACAAATAACCAACTACGAATCCTGCTAGCCAAGATGTTGCCCAAGTCTCCACCAGACGATTGTGTTGTTGTGTCTAGAGCCCTAGCAAGGCTGGAGGCTTTGGAGAACATGAACGACACCCTGCGACGGGCCTTGAAGGTGCTTGATCGCAGGATCCAAGAACTGGAGGATGACGGGGCATGAAC